CGCTTCCGGTTGGTCGCCGGGTTCGTCGAAGTTACCAGGTTGTCGGTTCTTCTCGAACAATTCATCAAACGCCTTGATGTCCGCTTCCTTGATGCCGCGCTTCCGCGTTAGATATTCTTCAATCTGTTCATGGATGCTCACCAGAAATGCGTAATCTTCGTTGCCCATTTCGGAAACGCGCACTTGAGTTGTGCCGTCGGGATCGGTGAAGTAATCACCAATTGTCTCGTACCGCTGATTTTTGTGAGGGATGGTTTCGATGATGGTTTTCATTTTATGACTCAACTTTCTCAACCCATGTTTTCACTGGAAAATGAAGATGGTCGCCGCCAAAGCCAATCCGACTCAGCAAATCACAGACCGCCTTGGCGTGCGCCTCGTTCGGGTGATAATCATGCGTGGGGTTTTCGCCGCACGTCACACCCTCCGGCCACAAGGCGCAGGATTTCCGTTGGATTGTTTTCATAACCACTTCAAAGGTTCATTCCAAAGTTTATTCGCATCACTTTTCGTTTTCGCGCTCACATCCCGACAACCGAATTTCGAGCAGATGGCCACGACCTGCCTGCCTTTCGGCAACCTGAGGGTTTGCACATCGCACTTCGCTCCGCAGACTGGGCATGGGTTCCATAGGAGTTTCACTTGTTTTTAATTAACTGATCGTCACTGAGACAATGAAACCTTCCGTGGCATTTCCGGCCCCGCTTATCTTTGTGCGCTACGGGATAAATACTATTCGTCCAGATACCGAGATGAGCGCGGCAGCAAACACGCTTCCCGCAAATCGGACAATCCGTTGAATAGGGTGATTTCATATAGGCAGCGGCGAGTCCCCAAAATAAATTCCCTTGTTCTTCGCCTCGCGCAGTTCTTCAAACAGTTTCCCGACTGCATCCTTCCGAATCTCCAACTTGTCCGCCTCGACCTGTTCCGCATTCCGCAACGCATGATCGTGCGCAGCTTGTATCGTGTCACCAAATCCCAGCACCGAACCAATTTGAACCAGCTTCGCCGCCGTCGGCAACACCCACGCCATGCCGTGCTTGTCCTGATACTTGTTGTAGAGCCGGACGAACTTCGAGATTTCTTTTGGATATTTCACCGCCAACGGGTTTTCCGCCGCTTCTTCCGAGTACAGGATAAACTCAAACGCATACTTGTAATCCACTGTGAAGTCCACCAGTTCGCCGTGCGCCCCTTTCCAGATGATTTCCGGCATGTTCGTCATCCAGATACTCATAATGTCGCTTGGCGGCAGCGCATTGCGCAGCGTCAGGTCAATCGGATAATCTTTGCCATCTGTTCCCCGCCGGATTTCCGATGAGAAAAACCCGCGCATACCATACTGTTTGAATATCGGCGCCAACGCTTCGTGCACATGCCTCACCGCTTCCGGCAATTTCTTGCGTTCCAAGGCTGTGATGACGTACAGCGTGTCCTTGATTTCAAACCCGAACGCGGCGTCTCTCGGATATTTGCCGTCGATGCAGTATTCATCGCCACCCGTTTCAATCTTGGTTTCGATGCAATGTTCCACGATGAATTCCTGATCCTCCGCCAGTGGCCCCAACTCGGATTCCAGCCGGTCAATGCGGTTCTTCACCAGTTCGTAACTGGCGGATTCAAACGTCTCCGTGATGCCGCGAAATTGGCTGACCTTGACGAACACATTGTCATGGTCTTGCAGGTATTCCCGCAAATCGGGGATGCCGGTTATCAGCATGGATTTCGCGGATGCCAACCCGACCTTCTTCATCATTTGTTTGGCGTCCCACCGGTACAGTTCCATGTCATCCGCCGACATGCTGCCCCAGATATTGAACCCCTGCCGTTTCAATTCCCATTGCCAATCGGCAAAGTTCACGTCCGCGAAGAAAAAGACGACACTCGCCTTGTCATTGTCGAATTCGTGTTTGGCTTCCCAGAAATACAACACTCGTTCCACGCCTTTCAGGCCGGTGCCGATATAAGCCAGGTTGGGATCGGCGAAGGCTGATACCCACGGGCAGAAGTACAGCACGCGGTCGTAATAACCGGATGCGGCCATAGCTTCGGCGAAGGCGACGTTCATGCCGCCGTCCACCATGAATAGAACTTTGTGATCCGCCATGCGGTTGTGATCTTCGCTCATAGTTTAAATAACATCACGGAATTATGCGGTGTGCCAGCAATAACGACCTTGTTCCAGCCATCACTGTTTTCGTCCACCGCCTTCATTACGCCGGGAAACTCGGGGTGATAATCGTCCACGATAATCAACCCGCCATCGACCATGAGGGGCTTGATGTGGTTCAGGACGAGCTTTGTGCCGTCGTGGTTGTCACAATCGATGTGGGCGAAGGCGAGTGGGTTTTGAAAGGTTGGCACAGTTTCCGAAAATACACCCTCGTAAACTTTAAAACGATGGCTTCCATAGTGCCGCATATTTTCATCAAAGTTTTCGCGGGAACACTTGCAATGTCCGGTTTCTGGGACACCTTGAAATGAATCAAATAAAATCACAATTTGATGCACGCTCTTTTCAAGAATCAAAATCTTCGCCGTATTACCCAAAAACACGCCGAACTCAGCCATGTCACCACCCAAATGACGGGTAGCCCTCACAGCCATTTTTATGGCATTCCTCCGATTTTGGCAAAGCATGGAGTCGCTCATAATTGTAAAAATTGCTTAATGGTTTCAGGCAACACTTCGATGTCTTTCTGTTCCCACTCTCTCACCAACGGCCACAGTTTCCCCTTGTGCGCCATATGCACATTCTCCGCTCCGAGCTTTATCGCCGGCAATGTCGTGGACAGCCACTTATCAAAATCATATCCCGCTTCGCCGTAATGCCCACTCGACTTCATTTTTTCAACCAGCAACTCCTTCGTCCGACGCACGGCGGAGAAATGATAAACGCCAACCCCATCAATCGCGTGCATCGGCGCAACGGGATTCCGGCAATAATCGAATTCCACGTCTGGCCCGATGTAGACATTGGCGTAATCCTTGCCATCAATCGGGTACGCCTTGGGCATCCCAGCCACGGTGGTCATTTTGACGCGGATCGCCTGCACGCCCTCACTGGCGAGTGCATGAACTTTGTCCAGCGTTCCTGGCACCCACAGTTCGTCCGAGTCCACGATTAGGGCGAAGGGCCAGCCTTCCTCACGCATTGCGTTTAAGGCGATGTTCCGCACCCGAGTCTCGCGTTCGATGCGGGAGAGTCGTTCCTCGTGACACCAGTTGTAATCGCATTTAATCTTGCAGCCGTATTTGTGCTTTAATTTTATGCCAGCATCAAGAATCGCGGTGACATCTTCCGAATATACTTGCTTCCCATCCCACGAGAATAGCGGGATGCTGAAAAAGAACTTCGTCACCCCCTCATAAACCAGCCGATCCAAAATCTCGTAGAGAAAGAAGTCGTCTTTTATGACCTGCATGTAAACTGCGTAATCGGACTTCGATTTCGGAATGAGTCCTGAATACTTCGGAAAGCCACGCTGCTTCCGCCACACATATAACCGCTCACTTTCAGCATAGCGTTCCGGACTGGCTTGAACCCTGTCCACAGCATCTTCCTCGCGCTTACCGAAATAATGATGCTGATGCTCAATTGTCAGCACGTCTCGGGCATCGATTACTACCTCGTCCCGCTGTGCCTGCCTCCACAAATCCGTGTCATCCCACATTGAGTTGTAAAGCGGATACAAAAAGCAGCCCTGTTCCTCGTAACGTTTCCGCGACATGATTGGATGCGTCAACTTTTGGTCCTCAGTGCCGTCGTCGGCCCACAGCACCCACGGCTCATCCAGCATCGGTTCAGCATCTTTCACGGCTTGTAGAACTGCCGAGTCCCACCCCTGGTGCGGCATTAAATCATCCGCCACCATCACCAGAATGTTGCCCGTGCAAATCTTCGCCGCCAGGTTCCAGCAACGATTGGACGAAAACGGCGGCACTTTGATGGCTCCGATTTTGACCTGTGACCGGCGGATTTTCAGTTCACGACACATCTTGTTGAGCGTCCCGTCCCATTCCCCCCGCCAATTTCCGCCATCGGTGCAAATGACGAACTCAACGTCCCAACGAGCCGTCGCGGACTTGAACCAACGCCGCATGGTTTCGGGGATCAAATGCTGTCGCGCGGTGGACAGGAGCAATGAAAAGGTTGGGGTCATTCTCCGTATTTCAGTTTGAGCGTTGCTGTGACTTCTTTTAAAGCCTTCAACCTTTTTCCTGACTCGGCTTTTAATTCGTCGAGTTTGCGGAAGCGTTTCGCGTTGGCGCAATTTTTTGGCCATCTCGAATGTGCTGGCTGGTCAGCGCACTTCGCTGTCCATCCCAATAGTATAATTGCCTCACCAAATGAATGTGGAATATAACCCGCGCAGACATACACCTGATTCTTCGTAAGTCCGATTTCGCATCCGCAAGAACCACAGCGAGAGTCATCCACGCAAACCACTTTATCTCCAATTTGAAAGCTCATAACTATTGCCTTATAAATTCCCTCACCCTATCCGTCCTTGCCCGTTCATCCCGCTTCCGCCGTTCAGCGTTTTTGTGACCGCAAGCGCAAATGCCGTTCGCGTCGAATTCATGCCGCGAAAACTTGGAACACGTCACGCGCGTGGACTTCCAGAGTGGAGGAAGGTCGGCTAAATTGACACTAGCGTTTGGCATATTCGGGGTTATACTTTTTCATGTAATCGGCCCGCATTTGCTTCGCGGTCTTTTCCATGTCATTCGCGGTTTCCATCAACAAATCTGCCGCGTTTCGTTGCCCCAACGAGAACGCCTTTCCGGCTTTTTCTTTCCACTCATAAACCATCGATTCGATTTGCGAGACACGACCAAGCTCGTAAGCCTCCGTCTTCGCTTCTTCCAAAGTTTCCGCGTTCATACACCCTTCTTCGGTATTAACTCCCCCTCCAAAATCCCCACCAACACTTCCGAAACCGATATGGTGCGTTCCGGTGTCGTCCGTTCAAAGGCAATCTTCCGCGCCTTCTCATGGGCCTTCTCGTGAAGATAAAGCGTCACCGCCTGAGTCTTTACCTGCTTTCCGCCTTCTTCTTCCCGCATTCGTATTTGTGCCATAGTTCGGACACAATCCTACGCGGTTGCTTTATTGTCAAGCAAGTTTTTTGCTTTATTATGCGGAGGTAATATTGACCGACCAAGAGCCGATGGAACCGGTGTCTCGATTCAAGGCCGAAGCAACCCAAAGGCTCCATGAACCGTTCGGATTATCGCCAATAAAAGTTGCCAGATTCAGCCCGTAATTGGGTTGTGGTGCGGGGGCAGGCCAATACGCTATCTGGGTGTACGGAGTCGAGGGATTAGTATTCGGCACTGACGCAATATCGTACGGTGAGCAGCGATACGTTCCGGCAACGGGCGTGTTGAAATCCGGAAGCACGCCACCCGCTGAATCATCGAATACCAGATTAATTGGCGATACCAACACATGCGGTCCACCCATGCCGGAAAATATCACCGCAGTTCTTCCCGAGGGACTGCGCAACATCACACAAACTTGTGTGCAATATGCGTGGATAAACTGGTTGATATTGACCGTGACTTTCGTAATCAGCCCAGTCATTCCGCTAATTGCCTGAACGCTCGGATACGGTGTCGCTCCGCCGGTTGATGGGCCAATGGCTGTTATGGGAAGATTGTTGTTCGATCCGTTGCAGGACAGTGCCGCATTTGCCGCTGCCGTCGCCGCTGATAAAGCCTGCGCGTCTGCGTCAGCCTGAGATAAAAAGCTGGTGGCTGTCGCGCTTTTGGTCACAGGTGGGCCAAATTGACCGACTGGACACGTCGCCGTGTAAGATTGCGTCGAGGTATACTGAGTCTTGCAACCTATCGCCCCAAGATTCGCGTTGGCATTCGCGGTCGCCAGGGCCAGCGCATTGTTGATGGCGTCCTGCATCGAAATGTAGCTCGTGTATGTCGCAGTCCCCGTCGCGCCCGTGTTCCCACCATCGTCCTGAACCGTTCCTTGCGGGCAATAGACCGTGACGCTCTGAGTGGTCGTGTATGGTATTGGAGGAACAAATCCAGCCTCGATGTCGGGCAATGGATTCGGGTCGGGCAACTGATCGCCAGGAGGCGTGTCGAGGCACCCGTACCCGTAGCAATTGTAGCCGTATGCGTAGCCATACATCGGCAGATAGGCTCCCGTCGGGCCGGGAGGCTCGCCATTGATTACATTCCACGGGCCAACCGGGAAATTCGCTGGACTGCATGTGTAATGCACCACGGCGAACATGTCCGTGACTTCCCACGCATTGTCCACCGAAACGAACAGGATGGAAACGCCCCCGGCGCCGCCATAAATCGTGTCGGACGATTTTGTGTAGGTCTGGTTTCCGTCCGCAAATCCGCCCCCTGACAAAACAACCCGAGTCGTGTCCCGGCCAATCACGACATATTGATTTCCCACCCCGCAAGCCGGCGGCACATACTGAATATTCTCGGTATCGAAGTTGTCCGAGAACATCGTCACCAAATCCGTGACATCAATCAGGGCGACATTATCAATCAGAACATTGTCCAGATTGGACGACTCGTTCAGGGTGATGTTGCCGCTGACATTGGCCGGCACCGTGAAGTTGAACGAGTAAGAATTAAAATCCTGCGTGTAATCCGTGATGGTAACGGTCTGGTTCAGGACGCCATTGGTGATCGCCACCGCCAACCCGAATGTTCCTGCCACAGTCTGATTGCCGGCCACCGAGATACTCAACCGATAGGTCTTGCCCGTGACAAAATTGAATGCCGTTTTGCTGGTCAACTTGCTCTTGATACCAGCAGGCACGAGGACCGAACTCATGTTTACGTACAGCCCGTTTCCCGGCAGGACATCGAAGAAGCCGTTGCCAAACAAATCCACTTCGCCGTACGTAACGTTCCAATTGGCAAATCCAGTGTAATTCAGCGCCCCCTCCGCCTCGTAGATGTTTCCGGGCGGCGTGCAATTACCAGCGCAGATGTAGCCCTTCAATCCGTCGAGCGTGACCGGAGCAGTCGTGGCAATTGACGGGTAGGAATTGACGAAGAATCCGCCGGTCGCCAGTCCGTTGAGCAAATTAAATCCGTTCGCCGTGGCCGACGCCCTGACACCAAAGCAAATGACCACGCTTTCCGGCGACTGCCATCCTTCGGAGATGGTGATGGGATCGTTCGCGGCATCCGTGTCCTCGTTTTCACCGTCTGAAATCAGGACGATTACTTTTATGTCAGCCGTGACCGCGGCCAAAGCGTCTATCGCAGCCTGCAACGCAATCCCAATGCTCGTCTTGCTCGGTTGATTCGTCAGCCCCGCAATCGCCGCGGTGACACTGGCGATGTTGCTCGTTGGCTTAACCACTGTCGTTGCCGTGGAATCGAACGATACCAGTCCAATAACGTCCTTCTGGGTATTCGTCTGATTCGCGTAATTCGTGGCAACCGATTTCGCATAATCCAGTTTGGTAGCAAATCCACTCCCGAAATTGAGTGACATGGATTTGCTCACGTCCACCACGAGCATGGTCGCCACTGTCGTCCCGCCGCAGCAACCGCCTCCACTGGCGTTTCCAATTATTGTCAGTGACGCTGTGGCGGTCTGCCCCTGATACGTGGCTGAAATGGTGACTTCGCCCGCAGCAATGCCCGTGGCGTTTCCCGTGCTTGCGCCGATGAGCGCCACCGTCGAATTCGACGAGGAATATACGACGCCATCCTTCACCTCGGTTTCGACACCTGCCAAATCGAGGAAGGTTTTGAACTGCACCGAGCCGAGGGCGCACGTCAGCAGCACACCCGGCTTAAGAATCAGTACCGGCGTCGTGGAACAACTTCCGGGATTGGCCAACGCGAACGCCTTGTCCGCACAACGCGGGTCCGGTGGTGGTGGCGCCGTGGGTATGCACGGCGTATTGATGATGTTGGGAAAATTACTCACAATCCACCCCCCGGACCACCTGAGCATGTGACCGCATAATTAGCGCAGTCAGCACTCAGCAGTGAGTTCACAATGTTTTGCCCCAAATTTATCGCCGCCAGGTTTGCCGCACCTTGAGAACCGATTGATGAAATGGTATGTGCAGGAACGGTATAACTTTCCGTGAACGTCTTTGGCGTGCAGCCAACCCGACCAAAACACACCCGATTATTGGTAACGGTTTGTTCCGTGTTCCAATACACCGTTGGCGGAACATTGCACATCAACGCGGCATTCGCCTGATTAGTCGCATCGGTCAACGCTTTCTGGTCCGCGTCACTCTGCGAAATGGTGGACGTGTAAGCCCCTGCCGCGACGATCTTGGTCACTGGGGTTCCAGTGGTTCCCTGTGGGCATGTGGCTGTGTATTGCTGCTGCGTATTCAGGAACGTGCAGTGTATCTGAGATTCCGCCGCCGCTGTCGCCGCCGCCAGCGCCTGCGCGTCTGCATCCGCTTGGCTGATAATGGACGAGAATTGTCCGGCAGCGATGTTCACCGTCACAGGATTACCAGTTCCCGTGCCGCAATTGGCCGTGAAACTCTGGGGTGTATTGAAAAACGTGGGTGGCGTAACCGTGCAAGTCAACTGCTGTCCTGCTGTCTGCAACGCAAGGCTCAAGGCGCGCGCATTGGCGTCAGCAACCGACACCGTGGAAACAACAAATCCTTGAGGCACGGTGTAGCTGACTGATTGGCCGGTAGTGCCAGTAGGACATGATGCCGTGGCCGTCTGTGCGTCATTCACGAACGTCGGCACTATCAACGCCGCCCCGCGCGCTGCTGCGCCTTCGCCAGAATCCCTGATTTCTGTCTCGCGCCGGCATTCATCCATCAAAATCGCCCGGGCCTCATTGAATCGAGCCGCGAACGACGCTTCGGCATCGTAATCCCGGTCATACTTACGGGCGTATTCCTTGGACACATATGCCTCAACCGCCTGTTTCAACATCGGGTCGTTATCCACGAGGTCCGAGTCCTGCCAATCCCGTTTCAGCCCGTTCCATTCTATCACCAGCGTCTCGGTGCTTTGAATCCACGGCGCCACGTATATCTGACCGCCTTTCAACGCCCACAAACCCCATTGGCTGCGTCCGGCGGGATTGTCAGTGGCGGATTGCGGGTAATGAAAACCCAATGGCAACGGTGGCGACTTGGCGAACGGCGTATCGTCTGGCGGCGGGTAGGCGTATTTGTCATACCACCAATTCAGGCACGTCGAAGGAAACGCCACGACACCCTGTAATCCGAAACCAATCAGCCACGGCCAAAATCCTTCTCCCAACGATCCCGCCAAAGTTGTGGACACATAACGGTCAAGGTCATCGTAATTCGCTTGCCTCAATTCCACCACTGAACACCAATCCAAAGCCACAGTCGGGTCTTCCAATCCCGTGTTCTGATTGATTTTGTCGATGGTGTACACCCTTGTAATTCTCCCTCTCGGAGCATCAGTCACAGTGTATCCGCATTTGAAGAAGGTATTGCACTGGGGAATGACTTGAACATTGTTGATTTGCAGGCATTCGACGAACTTCTGCAAATCCAACATGGCCTCCACGAACATCAGGCGAACCGGGACGACCAGATTGACAGGCAATCCGGTCGGAAACAAACTCTGCTTAAGCTCCGTTTGCAGGTCGCCGAATGTGTAAGGATTGGCCATTAGTCATTAGACGGGCACTGGCGGATTCGCCGGAGTTTCCACAGCCGCCTTTCTTGCCCGGCCCACCTTCGGCTTGAATGTTGGCGGCAAAACCGGCTTCGGTTCGCTGGCTGGCCCCGGCGGATTCATTTGCGGAATCGGTTGCGGCGTCTCACGCGGCATCGACGGCAACTTCACCTGGGGAATGCCGGTAGTGCCACGGCTGAGTTCACTCTGCGCGGCTTTGTGCTGTGCTTGCAGGCTGGCGGCGCTAACCGCCGCAGCAGGTTGGCCGTTTGATGGGAGCGGGCTGATGTTGTCTTGCGCCGTTTGCAGGACTCGAAGCGGCCCGAATGGCGAGGCGGGCGGCGTCCACACCGGCAATTTTTTTTTTGCTTCCACTTCGGCCTCGGTCCCCAGATAAATCCCGAACCGACCGCACAAAGCTTTCAGTTCCTCGATCTTCGCCGCATCCGCCGGGTCTTCCGCGTCGAATTCAGCATAGCCATAGTCACCGCCGAGCGGCACCCATTGCAGGACTCTCCCCTGACTGTCGGTGGCGGGTTTAACAACGTGTTCCTTGATGAAGTATATTTTGGTCATAGTGATGTGAGTTAGTCTGTCCAAACATTCTTAGCCAATACTGTTTCGTCCGTAAAGTGGAAAACGCGGCCCCAGTGTGAAAGTTCACCAGGGCCGCGCCTATCACTCAGCAACCTAAACCCCCGGCGCTCATTATCGCCGGAAGATGTCATTACGGATTATTGATTGGCGTGCAGACCAATTGCTGTTGCGCTGCCAAGGTCGCTGCGCTCAACGCTTTCGCATTGGCGTCCGCCTGCGAGATGCTCGACACAAACGAATTCGCCGCGCTGCTCACAGTCACCGGAGCGCCTTCGTAACCCACCGGACACGTCGCCGTGAACGATTGGAGGGTGTTGTAATACAACGTTCCCAACGTGGTCGTCGTGGTCGTGCTGGTTGCCGACGGCGGATACACGGGCGGCGTGGTCGGGTTAGGCGACACAGTGCTGCCGATGATGCCCGTCAACGGGAAGTTTTCGATCATCAGATTCGCCGCCGGACATTCCACCACCATCGTCCCGGTAACACTCGTCGCCGTGGTCTGTTTGGTGAACACTTCCATGACGCAGCCCCATGAGGAATCAATCGCCGCGAGCGTCTTAAGGTCGCCCGTGTTCAGCACCTTGCGGTTGGTCGCCATGATGCCGGGATAGATGCCCGTGAAATCCAGGCACCACAGGAAGCGTCCGTTGTTGTTGCCGACTGCCGCCTGCGCGGTCACATAATCGTCGAAGTAATAATGCGTCACGACATTGATACGCACGTTCGGGTAGAACAGGTTGTAAGACCGGAAATTGAACCCGAAATTGGCCGATTGCGGAGCATTGCCGCTGGCGTTCACGTCGTAGTTCAAGCGCAACTGATTGTTGCTCTTGCTCTGGTAATACTGCGTCACCATCGCGTAATTGATGGCTTCGGCAGTCTGATTGTCCGTGAACAAATCGAATGACTTCACGTTTTGACCCGTGGAACCTTCCCGCACGCGCATCATCTGATAGAGCGCATTGAACAGGGAAATCAGGTTCAGGGCTGCGCCTTGCAGGTCAACGATCCGTCCGCATTGTGCCATCTGTTCGTAAAGCCCGATCATATCGGCTCGAACACCGACGCATTGCGCACCGCCCACGTCGAAATTTCCACCCGGATAGGTTTCGATTTGCGGCAGGTTCGGATACAATGCGAGCGTCTGGTTGGCATTGGTCGCCTTGCCCCAGAACATCTGAGCCACCATGCGTTTCTGCCAATCGGCACCCAACTGGCGGTTCTTCTCGATCTCGTCCAGGTCTCCGTATTCGGCGTAGAGCGGGTTGTCGGCCAACAGGAGTTTGCGCCAGAGCTGATATTGTTCGGACGTGCAAACCGTGGTTCGCATCGTTTCCGTCCAGAACGGAACGTTGTTCCAGTTCAGGTAAGCTGCCGGCTCATCGCAATACTTCTCATAATCGTTCACGTTTGCCGTGCCGCGAGTCATAATGCCGACCGTCGGACTGGTCAAACTGGAAGCCGCCAGGTAGGAACCGGCTTGCGCCGCCTGCAAAATCAGGACCACCGTGTTGCCGGTGACAGTCGAGGAAATAATCAGCCATTCCGTGTGGGTCGCCGTGCCGCCGCCGGTCACACCGTCGATGAACACGCGATTGCCGGGACCGAAAGAACGTTCATTGGCCGGAATCCCCGTCGGGCTGGTGACATCCACCTGCCAGTAGGCACCGTTGGTCGTGCCGTTGGATACCTGCCAGTATTCGTTGTTGATGTTCGTGTACTGACGGGCGAGAACGTAGGGGGCGATGCGGATAAGGCCGGAATTGATTTTCTCCGTTCGGATTTTGTGGCCCATCGACACCTTGTTGGCCATCAGGAAGTCGTACAAGCCATTCTGCTTGGCGCTGCACATCTTGATTTCCATGTCGTGCTTGAGCAGGGACGACATCACGCGATAATTTCCGCCGGACGTGAACGCGGTGCTCAGGTCGGCGGGCGTCATGGGTATGGCGTTGCACAACGTCACCGTGCCGCATTGCTTGATGTTGGTGGAAAGGTTCGGGGCGCACTTCGAGAATGCGTTCGGTGCCAGGAGCAGATTGTTATTCGTCGTATTCGCCATAGTTTGTTCGCGGGGAACCTTTATGGTTCCCGTGCGCTCAAACTACTTTGCGACATCAGAAGTCAGAAAAGAAGCGGCTCACGCCATTTTGTTTTCCGGTTAATTTCGCCGTTCGATACTGCGCCACCTGTGAGTCGGGAATGGATGTCACCGCCCTCGGCTTTTCCACTTGCTCGACTTCCTCGATTTCAGGCTTTTCCTCGTGGTGTTCCGCACCGTTCTTGCGTTCCGGTTCGCCTTCGCCTGCGGCGCGTTTATATCCGCGTTTTTCCGCCCAAGCAGACATCTCCTTCTCCCGCGCAGTGATCTGATTTTTGAGATTTGTGGCCACATCCGCCGCCAAAAGCGTGTTCAAATCGGTCATATTGAACGTCCAATGCCGTTCGCGCTGTGCCTTGGTCATCTTCCAATAATCGGCGTTCGGAGCGAACTGCCTTCCCTTATCGTCAATCTGGTCTTGTGGCGGCAAGTCGAGCATCGCCTTTTCCGATTCCAATGCGTGATTCAACAACCGGCTGTGCAACGGATTGTTGGCGTCAAATGGTTTTAGCCCATTGTGCAGCCGGTAATTTTCAGCGCACATTTGTTCCAGGTCAGTTGCCGCGGCGAACGCCATCCCGGACCGGTCATCTTCGGCGTGCAGTTTCTTCACCGCCTCGCCGTTGACCAACCCGTTCTCGTCCACGACATTCTCAAAGTCTCCCCCGAGCGATTTGAACAGTTCTCGGGCCTTGCTCTTGGCCTCGGTCACGGCCAGCGGTTCCAATTCGCGCGCACGCTCCTTGCCTTTGAGTTCGCCGATGGCCTTTTCGTTCTCCTGCTTGAGATTGGCCTGCATTTTCTCCAATTTCAGGTCCGCGATGGCTTCGGCGTAATCCCGGTCTTTCCAGCCGACTTCGTTCTTGGAGAAAAATTCGTTGTGTTCGTCGTCTTCCCCGTTGAATTCCTTGTCCGGGTTGGCTTTCTCCCATGCCTCACGATATTCCGCCAGGGCTTTGACGCTCTTGGCATATTTATCGGCCAATCCCTTATATTTCGTGGGGTTGGCCTTCTCCATCTGTTGCAGGATCGGCAAATCCGCCTTTTGATCCTCGTCCAAATGGGCATACTGATCGCCTTTGCCCTTCTCGGCTTCCTCCGCCGCCTTGCGAGCCGCTTCTTCCCTGCTCTTTTCGAGGGCGCTCACCGTGCCCCGCGCTGCCGCTTCGGCTATGGCATCAGCATCAATGGGTTTGCTGGCGATTTCCTTCGCCTTGGCTTCCCGTTCCTGCTTGGCTTTTTCCTTCCGTTCCTTCGCCAAATCCGCCTTGCGCTGCAACTCGGATTTCTCGCCTTCCTTGGCCTTTGACGCCACCGCCTCGGCCTTTGCTTTCGCCGCTTTTTCGTCGGGCGTCTCTTTTTTGAGGATTTCGCCAAGAAATTGGTCGATGCCATCTGCGTTGGTCTTGATTGCCTCTGTGTCTGCCGCCGTTTTTTCTGCGGCCAATTCTTCGGGTGTTTTTGTGGGTTCGATTGCCATGATGTTTTTATGGGTTGAGTGGTTAAGTGACTGGGTTTATTACGGGAAAATACCGCCAGCCGATTTGATGTGCTTCACGCGCACAAATGGAATCCAATATTCCACGCCGCCTTCGCACTTCTTCTTTCCAAGTCGAAAGGCGTATTTAAGTTTGTAAAACAGGCTCACGGAAACCTTGTTTGACCAGCCGCCGGGAGCGATGCCAATAAGGTGACGATTAGTTTCCCACCGAATTCTTGTAATACAAATACGAGATTCGGAGCCGACTACGTTTGGAGTCCATTGAATACGAACTGCTGCTGGTTTTGATGTTAGTGATTTCATTTTGTTCATGGGTTGAGGTTGCTGGCGATGTCGCCGGTGTAGTGATTCATTTCCGTCTCTAACTCTTTTAGTACATCCAAAGCATTCTGGTAGCGCCCCGCGTCATTCGCTGTCTTTAACGCCTTCGCGTTCATCGACTCATACTTGGCTGCGGCCAGAATCGCGTTTGCCGATTCCACGGCGCTCTCGTCGGCGCGCGCGGCGATGACCCGCTTCAACAGTTGATAACCGTTATGCGACGGGAGCTTGCGGAGTTCCTGGTTCTCCACTTCCGGGAGCGGGTTGCGGCTGAACTTGAGCATCGGGTGTTGGGGGTTGCGGTTGTGCTGGCGGCTGCGTTGGGACATTCCGTGGATCGGGCGGTTGCAATTTCAATGCCTTCGCCACGACCTGCTGTAACTGGACAATTTCATCCTGAATCTTCTTCATTTCCTCGGCGGCGGGCTTGGTGACAGTCTCATTCACCTTCTTCATCATCGCCTGCATGATTTCCTGCGCCATCTGTTGCAAGGCATTCGCCTGCGCCTTGTCGTCCGGTCGCAGTTTGAAATCTTTGTCGGCCCCAGCCATAATCGCGGCCCGCTCAATAATCTTGAGCAATGGCTTGGCGCCGATGGCTTGGGCAAGCACCTGACTGTTAGACACTGCCTGCGCTGCCTGCATCATTATCTGCGCGGTTTGCGTGTCGTTCTTGCGATCCGGCCCTTTGCCTGTCACCGCGAAATCCTGGAGTTTAAGCAACCCGCGCTTGCTGCCTTTGACAATCAATTTGCCTTCGCCCTGCACCGTACCGGCCTTCTTGAATCCCAACGCTTCCAAATGTTCTTCGATGTCGGGAATATCGCCCGGTACCATCGCCGTCAGTTCATCGTCGGCATACGCCTGAATCGCGTCGTACTGCTGCCGTTTCCATGCGTCAATGAAATCGTCGATGAATGAACCGGTGAATTGCACGCGGTTCGACGTGTTCCCGCTGATGACCTGAATTTCTTCCTTGCTCTGCTGATGGCTCGCCGCCGCCCCGCTCTCCTGCGCGCTCAGTTGCAGCAACCGTTCCAGCATGGACAACATCGTGTTCATGGATTGGAACATCGGCGTCACGTCTTTGTAATCGAAATGAACCGGGATGATGCCGCCCTTCACGTCCAAACCAGCCCGAGCGTTCTTGAAGCTGTCGTACGGCACCATGTTGATCGTGCGATACTGCATCTCACCCGCGTTCTTCACCGCGTCAATGTCCTCGCGGTTCAACACGTTCTTCTCGTAAAAATAAATGTTCGCCAGGTTTTGTTTGATGGTCAGGACAATCTGGGACAGCGTGTTGCCGATGTGATCCTGAAACGGCAATACTTCCAGCGCCATGCTGGCGTTCTTGGCCCGTAACTGGTCGGTGTCATACCCGCAAAACAGGACGGGAGAATAGGCAACTGGCTCCGCATACAAAATCGAGTTGTCATTGGCGACGATGAACCGCACCCAAATCGGATACTTATAGGTGCCGAGCTTCCACTTCGCCGGCGTGAGCTTCATAAACACGTCGGTCTGGAACACCGCCATGTCCCGCTGACTGGTGGCGTAATAAATCGCCGACGATTCACGGCTGCTCTTTTCGCCGTACGTGAAATTCGGGAACGCCATCTGGCACGGGTAAACTTCGCTGAAAAAATTACTGCTGATGTCAGGGTTAAACCAATCCACCGTACTGCCGAAACCCACCGCCTTTCGATTCCAATAATTTTGGTTGTCGAGAATGTCGCCGTAAGAAACCACTTTCCAATAACCCGCAAATTCACACCCTGAATCCGTGTTGAAACTGGAGATGCTGTAATGCTGATCCCAAAACATCCGGGTCGGATGCGGTTGACAATAACGGATGCCCTCCTTTTGCAGCACCTTCTTTTCTTTGCCGTCCACCATATCCATCTGATATTCCGTGTACCAAACTTCGCGGGGAAACACCAGTGTCGTGGCGTATTGCAAGGTTTGCAGGATGGTCTGGTCAAGGTCGCGCGGATACCCCAACTCGCCGCTGATGACTTGCACCGTATGATTTAAAATCTCGCACAAAATGCGCGTCTCGGAATTCCATTCAATCGGCTCGTAATCGAGCAACGGGACTTTGTTACGGTCATTGAACAGTTTGCCGCGGCGAATGGTGACATACGCTTTCACCAACGGAACGAGAATCTTGTAGAACGTCGGCGGGTTCGGCGTGTAAACACAACTGCCATCCGGGCGGGTAGTTTTCAGCAGCAAATCGTCGGGCTTCAATCCCCATTGCTGCAACTTCGCGAGCACGTCCTGCTGCTTCAAATTCGACCAATCCTGACCGAGTAAACTTTGGATGAGCGTTGGGGTGGTCTGATCGAACGGCGCGTCATACGCCATGTCGATGGCGGCGAACACGCGGTAATCCTGGAGGTTCTTCAACCGACCGTCATTGATGCGGTTGGCGATTAACTGTTCCAGCCGCTTTATCTGCGGCAACTTGCCGGACTTGGATTTCCCGCTGTAATTGCCTTTTGCGGTGAACAGGGGTTTCCAATCAGCCGGAGTGCAGCCGTGCGATTTTAGAACTTTTGGGGAGACGGGCATTAGGATAGGTGAAGCTCAATTAAACCCAAATTACCAAGTATCTCGTATTCCAAACAGGCCACTTTTACTGACTCTGCGACTTCGCCTGCGCCGCAATAAAAGTTGTATTCCCCTCCGAGTTTAGTTCTTAGAACTGTCAATTTGTGATAGTCCGTTGTCGCTCCAAACGAATCATAAAGCTCGTCTAAATAAGCGTCGGCCTTTTCGTTGAAGCGTACTTTTTTCACTGCTTCCGCTTTTTGGCAATCAACAGCGCAATCCCCGGCTTTTCGGATTTGAAACTGTTGTCCTCCTCGCCTCCCGGCTGTTCTTCCTCGCCACCTCCCTGCGGCTGTTCTTCCGGGTCAGTTTCTTCCTGCGACATCTCCGGCTGTTTCTCCAACACAATCTCGTTCTCGTCATCCTTGACGACCTTGTACATGTCGCCTTCCTTGCACTCAGCGAACGCCTCGGCAATGTCCGGGTTGCTCTTGTCCAGCGTCACTTGATACGGAGTTTCACCGCTATCGGGGGCGTCAGTCTCACCATCGGCGGGTTCGTTCATCGGTTGGTACGGTTTGTTTGCCATAAAGTTAGCCTTTTCAAACATTGTTCAAGTCGACTTAAAGTGTTGTGCGACTTTGATATTCATTGCATGAACTAATCTTTTTAGGTAAGACTGGCAAGAACAAAATGTCAGACCCGTTCCATCCCTCACTCAGCCCCAAGCAGATGGAGTTGCTGCGACTCTGCCATCGCTTCGCCGAAAACCTCAAGAAATACATACTCGTCAGTGGCCCGCGCATGTCCACGAAGTCCACGGGTTGCATGGCTGCAATCGCCGAACACCTGTGGGAAGTCAAGGACGCCCGGTTCGCCGTGGTCTGCCCCACCGTCACCGCCGGCGATGATTCTGGTATCTGGACGGAATTGACCGAAAAGACGCTCCCTGAATGGATTGGGGGAGATTTCGGCATGGAATGGATCACCACTCCGCGCCAGAAAGGCACGACCAAGAAGCTGTATTGCGAGGTCAAAAACAAATACGGCACCCTCAGCCGTGTTCACCTGGATTCCCTCAAACACGAGGATGATGTCGAGGAACGGTTTAAGGGTAAGTCGTACAGCGGCATTTACGTGTCCGAACTGTCCATGTACAAGCGTCGGGAGACGTTCGATTGCTGGCGGGAATGTCTGCGCGGGCAATGGCAGGAATGGCAGCACATCTTCATCGGCGACACCAACCCATCCGAGGAAGGCACGGATTCGTGGATTTGGAAACTCTGGTATGAGGACCGCGTTCTGGACTGGGGCGATAACAAGGGTATGGCGATGTTCGCCGAATGCCTCGCCTTGATGGAGTTCATGGTTTCAGACAACATTTTCAAAGATGAAGCGTGGCATCTTTCCCAGAAAGCCAAGTACGAACATTCCGAAGATTTGTTGGCGCGCTATTATTACGGGAAATGGGTGAAGGCATCCGGCAATTCCGTGTTTCACGAACAGTTCCGACCCAACGTGCATATCGTCGGCGACCCGGAAACCCGTTCCAATCCCGAACCGGATTGCCTCATCCCCGAGGAAAACTGTTCCGAACTGATAACGGGTTGGGACCCCGGCGACGTTAATCATGCAATGGTCATCGCTGAGAAGATAACGATTGAACGGTCCAGTAAACCCATCAGCATTTTCAAATTTCTGGACGAGGTTGTTTACGTCGGGGAAAAGATTCTGTTTTCAGATTTCGTGGCCGAGGTCCTTGAGAAGATTGAGTTTTGGGAGGAACACTGCGGTCATCCGTTGATGTGGCGGAATTGGTCTGACCGCAATGTGTTCGACGTTCAGGGCAGCATGTCGTCCATCCTGCCGCACGAATTCATCCGGCAGGAAAGTGGAGGCAAGATTATTCTCACCGCCGTCAACAAAGGCCCCGGGTCGGTCGGCCAACGGGTTGACCTGTTGAAACGGTTGTTCTTCGAGAATCGTATCTTCATCTCACGCTCGAAATGTCCGCATCTCATCGAATCCTTTCAGGGCATCAAAAAGGGGAAAGGCAACATCGCCATCAATAAACTCAGCCCGCTGAAACATTGTTACGATGCCGGGAGCTACTTGGTTTCCAGCGAGTGCGTCGATGAACTGATTCGACCGAGTGAAGGAATGAATGTTGGCAAACCGGGGGAGAGTGGGTATACACCATTGCCGTTATGAGCCGACTATCCATTATAATCCCTTGCCTCAATGACTACCAAGAATGCCAAGCCACCATCAAATCCATCCGCGACACCGCCGGAGACAAACCGGAAATCATCGTCATCGATGATGCCTCGCAAGTCCCGCTCTCTTTGGAGGACAAGAAGTGCAACCTTATCCGAAATGAGGAACGTGCGGGTGTTGCCGCAAGCCGTCACATTGGGGCATTGCACGCCACAGGGGAGTTTCTTCTGCTCACCGACAGCCATGTGCGCTTTGAAAACGGATGGTACGAAACCTTGATGGATCGAATCAAAGACCGGCCTACAACCATGCACAACCTGCTGTGCGTTCAACTCGTTCCGGGGATGATGGACATGGCTCAGGCGCGTGGAGATTATCACGGGGCGTATCTAAAATTTTATGGGCCTGATGAAAACGCGGGCGGTCAAATGCAAACGCTCGAAGCAAAATGGGCACCCGAACGCCCTGGCGAAGATGATTACGTAATATCGGCGGTAATGGGGGCGGGGTATTGCGCACCTGTAGATTTTTTTCTCCATACTGGCGGATTAAAACTACTGAAAGGATGGGGCGGGGACGAACAGCTTTTGAGTCTTCGCTGGTGGTTGGCTGGTGGAGATGTTAGATTTTGTAAATCAGTTCGGATCGGCCATCAATTTAGGCAAAGCACGTCTTACAAAACCGATGCGTGGAAACCCCTGTTTAATAAGTTGGCCATCATGCACGTTTGCTTGCCAAAAGAACGTGCGGCGGCATTGATTGCTACCCTTCCAAATTCTGACGATTTGACGCTGGCGAAACGGCAGATTAACGCGGAATGGAATACGATTTTGGCCGAAAGAGCCTACTGCCAGTCGGTTTTTGTTAGGTCGTTTGAATGGTATCTGACACACTTCGGATTAACGTGTCCGTAAAAAAGGCACTCCCGTTTAGAGAGTGCCTTCCTAACGATTCCGGGACGAGACGAACCGATGCTATCCCCACCATTCTCCAACTGACCGTTCCATACCTGCCGCGACAATTCTAACCTGTCCCCACCAATGCTCTCCTGACGCCCCACGACGTTCCAAGCCCGACCTGCCATGCCTTCTACTCCGTTCCGCTGCCGACCATAATGAACCTTTCCCCAACTCACCACGCCTGCCACTTCTTACCATGCCTACCGAACCCCAATGCC